ATGTTATTAAAATTTGCTATACAAGATTTTTTAGAAGAAAAGGAACTACAAAATCTTAGTAAGCATACATTGCAAAGTTATAGAGCATTTTTTAGAGAATTTAAAAATTGGTTGTATGAAAGAGAAATAGTGGATGTCGATGATATTACCCCTTCTATTATAAAAAGTTATCTTCTTTATTGTAAAAATGAACGTGGTAATTCAGCACCTACTATAAACACAAAACTAAAAAATTTGAAAGCATTTTTTAATCATTTACAAGATAACGAATTTTTGCTGAAAAACCCGATTATCAAAATTAACAAGATGAAGGAGGATACTCAAATTGAAGTTTTTACTGATATTCATATCAGAAAAATACTCGCTTATTATAGAAGGGTAAAAGGTAAGGATAAGCAATTTTTAGCGTTTAGGAATAGTTGCATCATTACAACCTTGCTAGGTACTGGTATCCGAATAGGAGAGTTGTTAAATTTGCAGTGGTCTGATATTGATGAAGAAAACTATTTAATGAGTATCTACGGTAAAAATCGAAGACAAGAAACTGTACCACTTACTTCAAAAGTGATACAAGAGTTACTGGAATATAAACTATTTTGCGAAAGGAACTTTGGAACATTATCCAATTATGTATTTGTAAAGTATAACAATTCACAAATGACTTATGATTCCATTAAAAATATGTTTAAAAAATTACAAGAAGTTATGAACTTTACTGATGTTCGTTTATCAGCGCATACTTTCAGACATACATTTGCTCACCGTAGTTTAACAGCAGGTATGGATGTATTTACGCTCCAAAAAATTTTGCGTCATAAAAACTTGAGCATGACAGAAAAATACCTTGCATTATGGGGAACAGCATTACACGAACAAAATGAGAAGTACAATCCTCTGAATAATTTCGATATATGAATCTTACTTTCGGAATTTATGTCCGATATAAGGACTTTTTTTTCGTAACCTTTCGGAATTTTTGGGTTAAAACGGGACACCTTTTCCAAAGGTTTACGGAATTAATGTCCGAAAAAAAGACATAAGTTACCGAGTATAGAAGAATAAAAGTGAAACGAATAAAATAGATAAAAGAACTAAGTCGCTTCGCTCCATCTATTTTTCTTTTCGCTAACGCTCACTACCTCACTACGTTCGGTTGGGCTTCGCCCGTCTTTTATAAATAATTGTATAAAAATAACAATAAAAATAAAGTATTCCTAATAAAAGAGAATAATGGTACTTTAATAATAGGAAAATAATATAAAATCTCTAAAGAAATGGAGAAGAATAACTAATGTATAAAGTTAAAAAGATATTAAGTGTTTTGATGTTTGTCTTTTTGTTAACTGTAACAGTGAGTATTTTAGAAGGTTGTAGTGACTCTAATAATGAAAAGGATTCTAAAAGTGTAGTTGATAAAGAAACTGAAAGTATTGAGGAATCAAATAACAGTAATACGGATGATATAGAAGTTGAAACATCAAGCAATAATCTTAATGTCGATGTAAATAGTGAAGATTATATAAATAAATATGCTAAGTATATGTCAGACGTTTCAGATAATATTTCTTTAGGTACTGAAATAATGGGAAGATTAAGTACAAGTGCAAATACTGACCCTAGTAGTGTTAAGGATGGAGAATTTTTATCTACAACAAAAGAATTAGTAGTAGCAATGGAAACAAATTATAATAATTTGCAATCTTTAACACCACCAGATATGTTTAATGATTATCATGCTGTAATGTTAGGTTCTATAGAAGAATATAGAAATAGTTCTAAATTGTTTGAACAAGGTATAATAGAAGGCAAAACAGAGTTGATTGATGAGTCTTTAGCACATTTAGAAGTAGCAGTAGAACTATATAAACAAGCCAATGTAGAATTGACTAAAATTAAGCAGTGAAGTTAATGAAAAATGCAGTCCAAACAACTGGTTGTTTAAGGATGTAGGACTAAAGAATGATTTTTCATTTTACGACATAAAAAGTGGTACAAAACAGGCTAGTTAAGCACTATTCTATAGAGGGATATTTTTTACTTTAATATTGTACTCAAATAATTAAATATATTTTTATTTCTAAAAGAGTGTTTAGCCAACACTCTTTTTCTTTTTGAAATTTTTAGCGAAAGGTGATTATAAATGAAAGACATGGCACTCGAAAACACCTTTATAGTTGAAGGTATAGACAGTGTAAAAGAAGACGGATTTGAATTAGTTTTAGCAGAGAATGAACGAATTTTAAATCGAGTAAATGAACGATTAGAGCGTATAGACCTTAGACAAGAAAAAATTGAAGTTTTATATAAAGAACTTGAGGGTCTGCTTATATTTTCAGAATGGAAAGAGAAAGGAATGAAGTGAGATGGCGGAATTTAGTAATGCAGGGTATCACAAAATTAGAGATTATATTAAAGCAACTTGGAACTACATTGAATTACAAGATGAAACAGGTACTGCAATCATACGTTTAGGTATTGATGATAGTAGAGTTACTTGGATACATACAGAAAACACAAATCCATTAAAAATACAAATTAAAATTAAAGGTTCAGAAATTTCCTTACCTAAAACATTTGCAAAATCAGCAATCTTTGATGTTGCAAGTGGAGGTACGGCATTAGCAGTATCGGATTTCGAAACTACAACATTAACACAAGAAATAGATGAGTTAACAGTTGAACATTCATTAGTAGTACCGAATGTACAGTAGGTGATTGTAAATGACACTTATTGGAGCAGGTACGGAATTAAATCCATATGAAATCTATAATGTAAATGACATTTTAGAAACTTACTCTTACAAAGGAAAAGATGTCTATTTTAAGTTAATGACTGATATTGCATTACCTTCTAATGATTCTAGATTCCCCATTTCAACATTTACAGGTGTGTTTGATGGGAATGGGAAGAAATTAACTGGTCTAGTTATAAGCAAGTCAACAACAGTAGGTGTTGGCTTATTTGGTAATATCTCAAATGCAACTATAAAAAATCTTGAAATCAGTAATTTTAATATTATGGGTGAAGCGAAGGTTGGTGCATTGGCGGGTGAAGCATTTGCAAACTGTTTGATTGAAAATGTATTTACTTCTGGTACAACATTTTCACAAACATATGCACCAACAGGAACAACTTCAAAATGGTCATATGCAGGTGGATTAATTGGCTTTGCAAATAATCCTGTAACTTATAGAAATGTAGGTATAAGAAGAGTAGTTGTTAAAGCGTATAGTTATGTTGGCGTATTTCAAGGTTATGGTAACAATTCGATATTTGAACAATGTTATTCCTATCCATTAGCAGGAAATATGTACGCTAAAACAGGTGGTTATGGCGCTTTTACAGCAAGGCAAAATACAGCAGACGTAAGAAAAAGTTATTATCTAGATTCTGTTGCTTCTAGTCAAGGTGGCATTCTAATCACAGATACTCAGATAAAAGACCAATCTCAATTGCTATTGTTTGATTTTAACAAGAATTGGGTTATTGATTACCCTATGAATGATGGTTATCCAATACCAAAATCATTTATAGCAAATGCCATAAAACTCACTATTAATGTCAATTCATATACAAGTAGGATGAATAATTCAGCGTGGGTCAATTTGGTTCATCCAAGTAAAAAAGCGATACAAGTTGGCTCACATGCAACCCCTTGTGTGTCTATTGCTTTTGCAGAATTTATGAGTGAGGTAAGAGCAGAAATTAATACTACTTCGAGTATGAAAAATCTAGATTCATATTCACACAGAATGCAAATTATCAAATCAATTGATAGTGTCGTTTCTTATATGAATAAACTTACAGGACAAGCAATTGTCTACACAAATATTAAACCAACTGTTTTAGATACTCTAACGCAACTATTTGAAAATGCTAACGATGTTTATTTTATTCCTTATTTTACTAATGAGTTAAATATGAAAGAAAATAGCAATGCCGTTTCAACATTTAAAGGTGAAATTTTTTCTCATCAATTAAACACAAAAACGGAGGTGAATATTGTGGCTTACATAGGTGACACAGTTAGATTAAAAGTTAATTTCAAAACTTTTGATGGAACAGCAATTGAACCAGAAGATGTTAAATTAAAAATTTATAAACCTACTTTCCAAAATTCATATGAGTTGATTTCAACTATTTCATTATCTTCTAATAACAAGACAGAAAATGAGGGTGAGTATTTGTACGATTACACAATTCCACAAAATCTAATTAATTTAGAAAATAATTTCTTAATTTATGAATTTAGTGGAATGTATAACAACAATTCCACGCTTGCGAGAAGTAAAATCGATATCCGTTTTGTTTAAGGTGGTGAGTTAAAATGTTAGATATTTTATTGATGACAGTTAGCAATATAGATTTTAATTCTATTGGTGAAATGCTAATAAACAACGGTGTCTTTGCTCTTCTTTTTGGATGGCTATTTTATGACACACGAAGCGAAGCAAAAAACCGTGAAGATAGATTGCTTAACCATATTGAAAGACAAGGTGAGGCGTTAGATAAAATCACAGACACTATGGAAAAGATGGATATTCGACTAACTCATATCGAAACCAAGGTAAATAACAAAAAATAAATGAGAGGGGTAAATCGAAATGGAAGAAATCGATGGACAAGAACAAGTAGAAGATGTTGTTGAAGATACTCAACAAACAGATGAGCAAGTTAAAGATGTATATACGGAAGATACGGAAGACAAACAAGATGTTGTTGAAGAAAAAATTTATACACAAGTAGACATTGATGCACTTCAATCACAGATTGATGAGTTACTTCAATATAAACCAAAGGAACTAACAGAAAATGAAATTAATATTCAACAGAAGTTAGAAGCCATTTGGATAAGAGAGGTTAATCAAACTCTCAAAGAAGAAGGTTTAGAAATTTTTGCAGATTTTATTAAAGCAGAAGTGGATGATACTGATTCATTACATAAACAAATCACAAAATTAAAAGAAACTGTTGGCAAGTTGGAATTATCCAACTCATATCAACCTACCAATCATAAACCAATTGATGCTTATTCAATTGCTAAAAAGAATAAAGACGCAAAATCTATGATTGGTGCAAAATTAAGTTTTTAAAATATTAGGAGGAAAAAAGAATGTTAGATTCTACAAAATTAACAAATCAAGAAAATATTCATCTTACAGATGAAATCGCAGTTGTAAGTCCATTAGCGACTCCGCTAATGACATTACTAATGAGTAAAGGTCAATATGTTGACGGACAAGGTAAAATCCATACTTGGAGAGAAAAAACATTAGATTTCTCTGATGTTTCAGTTGCAGAAGGTAGCGAAGCAACAAACTTCGTAAATGGTATTCGTGCAGAATTACATAATGTTATGGAGATTTTCTTAAAATCAACTTCTGTATCTGGTACAGCACAAGCAACAGGTAAAGTTGGTGACTTATTTGCATCTGAAATCAATGACCGTTTAGCAGAAGTTAAAGTAGCGATTGAAAAACGCTTAATTAATGGTGTAAAAGATGATGGCTCAGTTTCGGGTGTCCGTAAAATGGATGGGCTATTAAAATTTGCTGATGCTTCAAATACTTTCACAGGTGCAATTGCAAATGTGGTTACAGAAGCGGAAGTAAAACAACTTGCTCGCAAGTTATGGGATGCAGGTAATGAAAATGCAGATATTTATGCATTGGTGAATGCTGATATTAAAGAGCAAATTGATGAACTTTATAAAGGCAATTATAACTACCAACACGTAACAAATGAGTTTGGAATTGTTGTATCAAGTATCGTTACAAATTATGGGAAAATTCAATTTGTAGTTGACCGTCATGCTCCTGCTGATAAGATTGTTGCGTTTGACCTTAATGCAGTAAAAGTTGCTTTCTTACGTAAACCAACTTTTGAACAACTTAGCAAAACAGGCGACAATATTAAGGGACAAGTAGTTGCAGAAGCAACACTTGAAGTAGCAAGTAAGAAATCGGTTGCTGTTTATACTTTAAAAGCGTAAACGAGCAATTTTCTAAATAAGGTGAGAGGAAATATTCCTCTTACCTTATTTATTTTACTAGATACTTAAAAATTTTAGTGGGGTGTGGTTGATGGATATTAAGGATATGTACATATTAAAAAGACGAAAAAAGAAAATACGATTACGTCAAATAGCAGAGTTTATTGGTTGCAGTCAATCTTTGATTAGCCAATATGAGACAGGTAATTGTGATATGGATAAGGCAAAAGTCGAAAAATATAAAAGTTATATAGATTCTTATTAGAAATAAAAAAATTAAATCAAAGGATGTGAAGTAAGTGAAAGATAACTAATCTCTTGTGTTGGTACATAAACACAAGAATATTCAAATATAAACATTAGGTTTTTAAACACAATCTATAAGTATTTTTTAGATGTGTCAGTTTCAAGAGCGAAGTAACACTTTCGCTTTGTTATGTTAAAAGAATTTAAAGATAAATTCCCTTCATGGGTATTCGAAGATGGAGATTATACGGTCTGTCTATCGGATGATTTAGATAGTTTAGTTGGTGCGAGTATTCTAATGCATGTTAAAGGATGGGAAATTAAGCATTTCTATGATTTTCATAATCTTTATTCAATGGATAAGGATAATAGAAAAGCAGTAGGTGTAGACGTTGCATTAGAGAACGGTATGACGTTCGATAATCACGTAACAAGATTATCAAAGAATGATAGAGTGAATACTTTGTCGGCAAATCCAAATGTAATTGAAAATATTAGCAGAGAAAATTACACAGAAAAGTATGCTATGAGTACAACCTTGTTAATGTGGTCATTATTTGACATTCCACTTCCAGAAACAGACGAAGGGAAATTATTATTACTAAGTATTGATTCTAGTTATCTAGGACATTATAACGAGAGATTCAAAAGCGTACAAAATGGATGGTTAAAAAAGTTAGGTTTTGAAGAATTGATTGATATTCAAAATACATATACCTTAAAAGATTTTGCGGATGTAAAAAAGAAATATAATTCATCATTAAAAATTGGTTTTGATAAAAATCGTGTTTTAATTCCGAAGAAAGATAGACATGGAAACATGATGAACATAGAAGCAATATCAGAAATATTAAATCTAAAAATAGAACTACCTAAAAACACTTTTTATTTAAGAAAGTGTTTTTTTAGTACAGAAATAAATCTTTATAACAATAAATATTTTTCAAAAGAAGAGATTGAAGAGAAGAATGACAATGAGATATTCTCATTAGCATTAACAAATAAACAAAAGATAAGTTTGACTTATAAAAGGAGAAACAAATGATTAAAGAAAAATATTATTTCTGCTACTCAACTAATCTAAGTGAGTATCTAAGAGAAGAAAAAGAAATCGAAGCAATTTGCAATGCATTTCATCACAAGACAAAGAAACGATTCTGGTTATTTGAGAAAACAGATGAATTGAAAATAGCGTTAGCAGAGTACACAAATAACAGTAAGAATTTAGGCTGTTGATACCTTATTAAAAGTAAATTAAGCACAAAAAGTGCAATTGTAAATGAAAGAAGGAAAATACATATGTTAAAAATGGCTAAAAAAACAAAGGCAAAAATTCCAAACGTGGCGTTTGGTTTCGGTACAAAATTTCATCTTACAGCAGATGAGATAATGGTTTACATTCATATTCAGTTTGCAAAGCAAGTTGGTTTAATGGATTCAGAGGTTACGAGAACAACAGTTGATATGTTGATTGATGATTTAGGTTGGTGGACTTCAAAAGAATCAAGAGATAGAAGTAAGATGGTTAAAATCCTTGAATCACTTGAAGCAAAAGGTTTTATCACCATTGAAAGTACAAGTGAAAAAATGTCAAAAGGTATTCTAACAATCACCATTGTTGCAGAGATGAGAGAAACGAAAGCAGAAGCATCTGTAAAATGGAAAGTTAACTCTTTCAAATTCTTTGGTTACACAGAAATTTATGGAGATGACTATAACCTAGCAGAGAAAAATGGTCAAAAACTAATTGTTGTGGCTTATGTTTTATGGAGAAGCGGAGTAGAAGGTTACAAGATTGCAAACAAAGAATGGGAATTAGTATTAGACGTTACTGACAAAACAGCAAGAGAAATCGTTAACAATACAGCAGTTGTGAAGATTCCTGGTGTGAAGTACAAAGATGAAAATGGTCAAGTTAAGCAAGAGCCGAATACATATATTCCAGAGAAAAAAGTGTCTGTAAAAAGTAAAATGGAACGTACTGACCAGAGGGCAACTAATATGACATATCTTGAAAAGTTTCGTGAAAAGGTGACCGACATTAAATATATGCATGATGATGAAGTGCTAATGGAGTTAAATGATAGCAAGACAAAGTTAACGTGGAAGGGTTACGAAGCGTGGAAAGAAACCGATTGCCCTATCTTGAAAGAAGCAGGTAATAGGAAGTTTGAAATCCTTGAAAAAGCAGGGCAAACATGGTTAAAGAAAAACCTTGAAGAAGATTATCTAAAAAGAAAACAAAATCATGAACAACAAAAGATGTTGATAGATAAACATATGGAGTCATTGATGGAATCAATGGATGAGAGTGATTTTACATCATCATATAAGCCAAAAATTAATAATGTAGATAGTCATATCTTCTTTGATTAAGAATGTACTTTATTGGAGGTTAAAAAATGACATTAAAAGAAGAATTAAAGAAAGTTACTAAAGAGAATCGTGCGTACTTTCATTATAAATTTCCAGATACACGATTTGATAAGACAATTGAGCAAAAAACAGAAAAAGAATTTCTTATATCTGTTAATCGAAAAACAATGAATGGATTTTTAGAATGGGAAAAGTCACCAGAATATGCAAATCTGGTGGCTATTTATTTGCAATCAAAAATGATTGATGACATTTATAAAATGTATTCATCTGTTAGAGAGAAAGCCATTACAGGTGACGATAAGGCAATCACAACTTTTTTAAAATTGAATAAAGAAATTAATAATATGGTTAAGGCATCTTCTTCTGTTGCAAATGTAGCAGAAGAAGATGATGGATTGGAGTTGTAATAGATGGTAAGAAAAAAACTTACTACAGCACAGAAGTTAGAGAAGATTCAACAAAATCCTTTGCTTTGGTTGAAAAACTTCGTCAAAATTACAACTAATACAGGTGATTATGTACCATTTACGTTAAACGAACAACAGGAATATTTTATTGATGAAATGATTCGTTTTAACATTATTTCTAAAGCAAGACAAATTGGATTTTCAACCTTATCTTTAGGGTTATGTTTATATTATGCATGTACAAGAGAAAGAACAAACTACATGATTGTATCTTATAAGCAAGAATCCTCAACATTACTCTTTGAAAAATTAAAAGATATGTACAGGAGTTTACCACATGATAAATATAAGTTTCCTAAAGATGTTGAGAACAATAGAGGTAAATTAAAGTTAGATAACGGCTCGTCTATTACACTTGCAACAGCAGGAGGTAAAGATGTTGGTCGTGGCTCAACATTCGAATACATACTGTTGTCAGAGTTTGCATTTTACGAAAATCAAGAAAAAATATTGCTATCAGCAGAACAAGCATTGGCAAAATCTAAGACCTCTAAGATAGTTATTGAAACAACCTCAAATGGTTTTAACCACTACCAGAAACTCTTCATGAACGCATATAAAGGAAACTCTAAATATAGAGCATTCTTTTTTCCTTTCTACTCATCTTCATACTCAAAGCAATTCAAGGATGATTATGACGAAGCGGAAGAATGGTACAAAAATAGTAACAAAGGAAAACGCCTTACTAGAGATGAATTAGAGCCAGAAGAGGAAGTTTTAATAAGAGAAGGTGCAACACTAAAACAATTGATGTGGCGTAGATGGAAGTTACTTGATATGAGTATTCAACAGTTTTATCAAGAGTTCCCAACAACTCCAATGGAATCATTCATTAGTAGTGGATTAAGTGTATTTGACCAATCTAAAATAATTGAACGGTTAAGATATATATCTACACCTAAAACCTATTCAGAAATTAAATTACATATTCCAGATACTTTAAGAAGGTTTTTAGGTAAATCACTAATGATTTATCAATTGCCAATTACGGGGAAAAAATATTACGGTGGTGTTGATACTTCGGCAGGTGTAGGTGGCGACTTCTCAACTATTGCATTAATTAATTCAGATGGTGAACAAGTTTTAAGTTTCTATGATAACAAGATACCTGTGTATGAATTTGCTAAATTAATTGATGCCATTGGTAAGTGGTACAACTACGCTTTCTTAGCAGTTGAAAGAAACTCCTACGGAACACCTATTTTAGAAAGATTAAGAAAAGAATATAAGTACCTCAATTTATATAAACATAAACGTTTCAATCAACAAACTGGAAAGAAGATGCTTTATCTAGGATGGAACACAGACCAAACGAGCAAAAGCATTATGATTAGCGATTTAAAAGAGCAATTTGAATGTGACTTAATCTTGGTACATTGTAAAGAAACTTTAGAGCAAATGCAAATTTTTATTGAAAATAATGGAAAGACAGGTAACAAAAAGGGCGAAGGCAACCACGATGATAATGTAATTGGTCTTGCATTAGCAGTACAAGCAAAAAAAGCGAATAAATGGTATGTATAAATATCTTCTTGGTTAGTTTATATGGTAAAATATTTATAAAAAAGAGGTAAATAGAATGATGGGCTATAATCTAGATAAGTGGAAAAAAAGAATTAAAGAAAGAAGCGACATAACATCTCATGTCACACACTTAACTAGAAGTGTAACTTCTATTGAAGATGCTATTGATAGACTAATAAAAATATTAGAGGAAAAAAAGATAAATGGTAGCAAAACAAACGAAGGTTTTATTATAGGTAATAACCCTGCAGTTTGCTTTCAAGAGGCACCACTTTATGGAGTATGTCAAAATGTTTACCATGAACAGCAAAATCACACTGAATTAGGTGATAAAACAAGATATGATGCAATCGGTCTATCTTTTTCAAAAAAATATGTGTATGAAAAAGGTGGTAGACCAGTTTTATATGAGGATAAAGTGATTGCTAAAAAGATTCTTCCGAGCGAAGAATGGTGGAGAATTGTTAACTTTAATTTATCTGATGAAAATAAAATAATTGATTGGACTCATGAAAGAGAGTGGAGAGTTAAAAATGAATTCGAATTTGACCTCTCTGAAACGTATGTTCTTTTACTAAATCAAGGTTGTTACAAAATTTTTATAGAAAAGATTGACAAGGAAATTTTAAAACAATTAAAAGGAATTAATGTTTTGCAACAAATTTTAGAGTAATTAATACAAACGAGCATCCTTTACAGGGTGCTTTTTATTTTGGAAAGGAAGAAGACAAAAATGAATATACAAGAATACATAAAGATTGTCCATAATGGCAATTCAGAATGGTTTGTTGATGAAGTCAATAACTTCGTTAACCAGAAACGAATTTTAGATGTAATTCGTAAACGTGAATATTTGGATGGTAAACATGCAATCTTAAATCGTGGAGTAGAAAACTACAATGGAACACCGTACGAACCACGAAAAGTAATTCTTCAATATGGTAAAAAAGTTATTGAGTTAGAAACTACTTATCTATTAAAGAATCCATTAACATTAACAGGTAAAGATGATATAGTATCCGATTTCAAAAATGTTTATAAAAAAGGAAAATACAACAAAGTGGATTTTGATATTCTAAATCATATCGTTAAATATGGAAATGCTTATGAATACATTTTTATAAATAGATATGGAAATATTCAATCCAAGTTAATTCAACCAGAAAATGCATTCCCAATTTACAATGATGAATTAGAAATAATTGCGTTTGTTGAGTATTATACATCGTTAGAATCGGACTTCTACATTGCGTATTATGAAAACAGAGTTGAGAAATATTCTAATGTTGGTAATGGAGAGTTGAAATTAATTTCTACTTTTAAAAATGTTAGTGGCTTACCCATCCACTATCGAAATGATAATGAAATGGATTTAATCTTTGGTAAAAGTGACCTTGATGATTTCATTAATATCATTGATTCTATGGAAGATATATTATCAAAATTTAGTGATAGTTTTTATAAACATCATAATCCAATTCCTGTTGTAATAGGTCAACAATTAGTTGGTGAAGGACTTAATCCTCATGTAATAGGGGGAGGATTAAATTTAGATGATGGTGCAGATTTTAAGATGGTGAGTAATGAATTAAATCATCAAGCATTTGAAGTAATATATAAGACATTAAAGCAAGAGTTAATTAATATCTCTAGTACGCCTGCTGTTTCTTTAAACAATGCAGATGTCAGTAACTTATCAGAAACATCTATGAAAATTCTTTATCAGTTGGCAGATATGAAAGCAGGCATTAATGAGAAGTATTTACGTGAGGGATTAGAGCAACGGTTTGAAAAGATTGTATTACTTCTAAATCGAATGGGTAAATCATATGATGAAGATACAATTGAGTCATTGGAAATGGTATTTCATTATGCTAGACCTATTAATGAAACAGATGTAATTGAAAACATCGTTAAGTTATATGAGATGGGTGCTATTTCTCTTGAAAGTATTTTGGATATTGCACCATTGGTGAGTGATAGTCAACGTGAGTTAGAGAGAATTAACAGACAAACAAGTGAAAGTAACAGTGATGAAGAAGTAATAACAACAGATTAACATAAGGTTGAATTAAATATAAACTAAGTAATAGGGGTACAGGGAAAGGACATGTATAAAAGCAAAAGCGGTAAAGTGAAAACGTTGATATAATAGGATTTTAACAAGTGAGGGTATATGCTAAACGCAACACACTCTGTTAAGTAATATGTGTATGTGATGTTAAAAGAGTTTTCAAATACATAAAGTGGTTTGAATTATGATTTCAATATTGATTACTTGCTCGGTTTCTTGTATAATTCGAGGTAATTAATAGAAAATTTTAACGCTGAAAAACATAGCGTAAATTATTCGACTATTGAATTTTATTAAGTTTGAATCTACTTCCGATAACCTGCATTATGTAAACCTAATGAAAATTTGACTAAAGGTGATTCGGTTTTATTAAATGTAATACATAACCTATATTATAGAGGTACTTCTAGGAGCAATGATTAATTTCATTGTTCCTTTTTTGTATGCATTTAATAGTGTTTTTAGATGTTTTAACAGTATGAAACTAAATAAAGCCGTTACCCCATCTTTTCTTTATACCCCTTTAGCCAACTGCCGAACACACACCCGAAAATTTTAAAGGAGTACCCATAATGTTTGAAAAGATAGAAACAACTATTAATCTTCCTAAACAATCAATTGCATTTTTAAAGGAAAAGATACTAACGACATTTCCGCTTCTTAGACCAATTGAAAATAAACGACCATTAATGACAACTCACCAGTACGAAGCCGTATATCCATTTATTGCTCAACATTTATTTGAAAGTATCAAATTATATGATGTCACCGTTGAACACTATACAGATATAGATAACAAGTATCACAAACTAAATGGCTTTACTCTTTTTGATAATGTAACTTGGAAATCATATAATTTCACTTTTACATATGAGGGTATTTGGTTGCTTGATAACCAATCATTAGAAGCACCTAATTACATTCAAGAGTATATTAACAAATTTGTTTGTAACTCATATGAATGTTTAATACATAATAAATCATTAGAAAAGGAGAATCTTACTATGCTAAATATTGAAAGATTACAAATGGAAATCGTAGGATTAGATTTACCACATGAGGAATTAAATATTTATTTGCAAGAAGAAGGGTTAGATAGATATTTGGAATACAATGCTTCTTCGATTGCAAACAAACGTGCAATCTATGCTTCTGCATTGTCTGTACTTAATTCATTAGCAAATCAACCACACCTCATGAAAAACTATAAACAAGATGATATGACAGTGTCAGAGTTTGCTAAACACTTACAAAATCGGATTAATCAATTAGAAATGAAAGTGCGTCAAATGCCAAATTCTGATGCTACACCTACTAATTTTTTTAATCTATTTTATTAAGTTAAGGAAAGGAGGAAACGAGTTGAATCCATACAACTTATTCAAAACTAATAAAGACGATTTCCAGTTTTTATTGGATAATAATAGTTCATTCATTTATGTGAATGGTGAACCAAAACGTGGATTAGTTACAAATACACGATATATTAAAGAGTTTAATGATAAATACATCTCTACAAATTACAATATGTCTCGTGGAGATATCGTATATTATGAATCGCTTTATTGGATAATAATGACACAAGTAGGCGTACCACGATATGAATCGTATAAAGCATTAATGAGACAAGCAGAACATGATATTATATTTAATTTATCATATACTTCTAATCCTCAAACCAAATATCTTCTTAAATGCCCTGCAATTATTCAACAAACATCTGATTTTAATATGGAATATTCAAGGACAGTAGAAACTATTACAGTTAATTCCGAAATTCATGTATTTATACAAGACAATGTAAAGACAAGAAAAGTCATTGAATTAACGAATAGTATAAACGGAAGAATTGTATTTGGTAGACGTTCGTATGAAATAACAGGTGTTTCTACTGCAAATAAAGGTGTTTTAGATATTACTTGTACTTTGACAACAAAAATACCTACAGATGATTATGATAACGGTATTTTTAATCCACCATCTAATTTTGAAGATTATATTGATGATTCAATGTATCAGTTACATGATGGCTCTGAAAGTGGTTCTGGTGATTTACAATTACCAGATGAAAGTATGTCAACAAATGTAGGATTAATAAATGTAGAAAGTTCATTTATGAGTTTTAACGTTACTTGGGATGTTGAAGATACCAAGAACAAATACTTAGGTTTTGCAGGTTATCGTGTAAGAGTTTATAGAGAAACGATGTTTGGTGAAGGTGCAATGCTAGAGGAACAAATTGTAACTACAGAGTATGTTAACATTCCCGAATATGAAAAAGGAGAAAGTGGTTTATCTATAACGATTGAATCCGTTTTTTCAGATAATGTAACAACTATATATCTGAAACCTCAAAAAAAGTTTTTCTAA